GCCGCAGCGCGCTGCGGCTATAGATTTGCACCCTTCGCCAGTTAGCTCGATGCGGGCCGTATACGTGCCATCGGCGCGGCGGCAGTTGTCGCCACCCAACTCGATCATGCCGACGAACTTCTTTTCGGCATTGATGATCTTGACGCGCCACAGGTAGAAGCGCCCTCCCCCGGCTACTTCATCCAGTTCAAGGCCCAGTCCAGCGAAGAACCAGCAGAAGATCTGCAACGCGACGACACGGGCGTTATCAGCGCTGTAGTCGATCCAGTTGCGGACCTCTTCAAACGAATCGCCATCGCGGAAGGCCAGTTCGTTGAGGACCGCGAACATGTCAACCGAGGCGGAAAACCAGTCGATGCCGACCGTCAGGGTTCCATCGGTGTTCCTGAATTCACTGACTCCCCTGTTAGACGAGGGGAGTCCCGACTCGGCCAGCACCGCGCGTTCACCGACCACAGAGCGACTCCTGCTGTTCGGCGAGGCGTGCAGCGCCCAGCAGATCGCCGCGCTTGGTAGCGGCAATCTCAGCCTTTGCGATTGCGATGACCTGGGCTTCGCGGGACTGCTGCGAGGCGGTGTGATCACGCCGGTCGAGCAGCCACGAAACGAGCTTTGCGCAGCCGATGGAGAAGGCCACGATGGCCCCCAACAGCGCGAAGGTAATGAGCGGATCGATCATCCCTGTCCCCTGCCCCAAGCCCCAAGGCAACCCGCCAGCGGCCTTGGGGTGCCGGTGGCGGGGTGTTTAGCCACGCCAAACACGGGGGCATGTATAGTCCCGCTATACACCCCTGTCAAGGATTGCTAACCATGGATACCGCCAACGATCTGCTTGACAAAGTGAAGGCCGCTTGCAACTTCCCGTCCGACAACGTTTTGGCGCAGAAGATCGGGCTTACGCGAGCGATGGTCAGTTCGTGGCGACATGGGCGCCATCCGATACCGGATGAGCGAATTGCGCAGATGTGTGCCCTGGCAAAGCTCGATGGCCCCACGTGGATTGCCATGCTCCACGCGGAACGTGCGCAGACTGCGACCGAGCGTGCTTTGTGGCGTCTCATGCTGGACAGGCTGAGCGCGGCGGCTGCGGTCGTCGCGCTGGTGGCGCTGTCGTTGCCCAGCATCGGAAACGCAAAAACCGCCCAAAATCAGGCGGTTAGCGGGGGTCTACTGACCCATTCTGTATATTATGTTCTCAGGATCTGGGCCAGACTGGCACGCATCTTGCCTCGACCCTCGGCCCTGCCGTGGCATGGAGCCTGATTGTGCGTGATCGCAACCTAACCGGCCCTTGGGCCGGTTTTTCGTTTAAGGCTGGCCGATTGGTCACACCTGAAGGCCGTGAGCTTGAACCACAGGATCTGGCGTGGCTTTCTCTGCTGGCAGCACAGGCGCAGGAATGGCGTCGGATGATGGAGATTGCCCGAGGTGGCCAGAAACGGCCATTCGGGCGTGCGGGCATCGTCGACCTGGCCGAGGTTGCCCACCGTCGCGCAAAGCGGTCTTCCGGGGCGTTGGCTGGCCCTGACGCCGACCCTGTGGCAGGTGTCCTGCCGATACCGGGGCCGAGGACTCGCCAGCGCGTGTGAGGCGCATACGTAGGGGCTCTGCCCCTACACCCCGGCTACAATGCGCGCAGGACGCCTTGGGGGGACGTATGGAACGCGAACGACCGGAGTACCTTGCACCGATCCCACGCAAGCGCTGGGAATTCCCGTGGCTGGGCCTGTGGGCTGTTGCCCTGGCCAGCATGGCTGCCGCCGGGATCTGGCTGCATTTGCAGACCGGGGCCGCATGGGATGCCCGCTTCAATCAGCCCGTAGCGCCAGTGGACGACGCGGCTCCAGCGGAGAGCGCAAGCCCCGTTCAGACTCCGCAAGATCGAGCCGCCAGAGATGCGGCTATCGAATCAATCAGGGAGCGCCGCCTCAAAGCGGCAGGACGCCCCAATTCCGATGAGCGCTGCATAGATGGCGTGCTGTTCCGTCGAATCCCCGGTGGCTGGGAGAACGTGCCCGGCCACCACTGCGCCCGTGATGCGTCACGGTAATCACAGCCTGCTGGGCTGAGTTGGCGACGTGAGGAACGTATCCGTCGCGAACTTTGGGGACTCGGGGAATGTGCCGATCGCACGTTCGCCGCGGCTGATCACGTTCCCGGCAACCGCCGGCGCAGGCATCGCAGCGACCGGCTGAATCACGGGTGCCGGCATGGGCGCAACCTGCTGCGACTTGTACGGGTTGTAAGGCGCGCCATTGCGAGCCAGCGTGCGGCACTCGGGCTGACTCAGATCGTATCGGGTGCCCTGCTCCGTCAAGCACGTGCAGGACGCTTCTGTGCGCTTGCCTTCCCCATCCAGCCCTTCAAGGCTCGATATGCAGTACAGCTGTGGATCGCTGGTGACGCCACGTTGATCGTAGATCGGCGCAGTCCAGGGCATGGTGCCGATGCGAGGCAGGTGCGCTTTGGCGTATTCGGCGGTGGTGGCGTATGTGACCGCTGCCCCCGCGCCCGCCCCCGCTGCGCTGGGAGCGGACACGGGGCCGCTTCCATCCAATGGAGACGCTGCTGCAGGACGTTCCGCGTCATACCTCGCAATCTTCGATGAGAAGTACCAGCGGATGGTGAGCAACAGAACAAGCAGAACGACGACGCCCAGCGCGACCCAGCGGATCCACATGGGGATCTGCCGCTTTGTCGTCACCAGCGTGGTGCTGGTGTAGTAGTCAAACACGTACTTGGGCCGAACCCAATCGAGTTCGTCATTGCACGCGGCCTGCACGTTGGACTGGTACTGATTCCAGCGCTTGAGCTTGGTCTTTGACCTGATGACCGAGGTCTGTCGGACGTGCACATGCTCTTCGTACAGGCCGCGCAGAAATGGATCCAGCTGCAACCCTTGCTGGGCCACCATAATGAAATCGAAGCCGCGATGGCGATGAGTTGCCATCGCTTGAATGTGTGGCGGCACAGCCGCACCGGGGTTTCGGTTCGGGAAGACGGTGTAGCACTCATCGAGCAGGATCACGGCGCCGTCTGGAAGCGTCTCCCATTGCTTCGGATCATCGAGATAGGACCAACCGGCCTTGGCGTAATCGAGGTCCTTGACGCCATGCGCGTAGATCGCCCTTCCCTCTTTCTGGAACTTGAACGCCTTGTCCAGGGCGTAGGCGGTTTTGCCGTGGCCGGGCTGGCCGGTAACGAGGTAGAGGGCCATTACTTGCTACCAACCTTGGAGAGAATGGCCTTCTGTGCACGCCCTGCAATCCACGCGCTGAGGATGATCGTGACGGCCACACCAAAGCCAGTTGCGCCCCAGTACGCCTTCATGACCACAGGCAAGGCTCCGAACTTCGATTCCACGAAGGCGCGCAATGCAGGCATAGCCACCTCATGGGTGACAAGGCCGATACCGAAGGCCAGCAGCACGCGGCCAATGATGCCGGGAAGGTACTGGCGCAGGGCGCCCAATAGGAACGCTACAAGAGCTGCAATGATTTGAGGCATTACGCACCCCCTCGGCTAAGAATGAAACAGGCGACTACCGACGCGGTGAGGATGATCAGCGCCTTGATTGCCCCGATGTAATTGCAGAAGTACGACGGCGGTGAAGCCATTACGTCGAGGAAGCCCGACGCTGCTCCTGAAGAACTGCCCGATGCGAAGCCCATGCAGGACCCGCCGCCGCCGATACCAGACTGATCCAGATCGCCGACACTGATCTGCTTTGTGGTCAGCACTTTCGTGTCGTCGGGCGACGCTCCTGCGCCGGGATCGGTGGACATACCGCCAACCTTCGTCCACTCAGGCTGCGCGCCATTGGCCTCACCGGACGACTTGCCCGCCATCTTTTCTAAGGAACAGGCGGTACGCCACTGCATCAGAAGTTGCGAGTACTCCAACGCATCACACTTGTCACCGGTACAGATAGGCGGCGTGGTGCATGCTCCACCGGCAATGTTTCGGTTCTTGCGCGTGTTGCAGTCGATGCGCCATTGAATTCGGGCCTGCCCACACAGAATCGGGGATCCGCTGCAGGATGGTGGCGCGTTACAGGTGTCGCCACCTGCGAAGAAGTCGTTCTTACCAGTGCCACCCTCCCCGCCCTCTCCACCTTCGCCGCCCTCGCCGTCTTCGCCCTCACCATCAGGTTTGCCGTCGCCGTCCTTGTCGCGCTTGCACGTGCCGTCTGCGCCGCGTGCTTCACCCTGACCGCACTGACCCTCGCCCGGAAGGCAACGACCATCAGGAGACCGGACAAGGCCAGCCGGCACTCGTTCTGTTTCTTCTTGCACGTGCCATCGGCCTGCATAAGCATGCCGTTTGGGCAAGGTTCCGGTGCGCACTGACCCAGCGAGTTTGGCGGCGTTCCACCGGGACATTTCGGCTCAGATGGCTCGCAGACGCCCACCTGTGCGTTGTAGTGGTAGCCGCCGCCGGGTACAGCTGCGTTGCACTTGTCGTCGTTGTCGTAGTCCTCACCAGTGCACGATTTATTGAGCGCTGTCGAGCCGTTTACGGTGCCATCAGGATTGTGCGTCCACATGACCTCACAGCCCAGGTCGCACGACAGTGAGCCGCTGGTGGGCTTGAACTGGCCGTTTGGATAAGGGCCGTTGTAGTCCTTACGATTCTCACACTTCTTATCGCATGGGTAGTTCCAGAAACCGAGATAGCCACCCTCTTTCGCGAGAAGGCCGACAGCACAAGAGCCGTCATAGATCTTGCCAAGGTCAATGCATTTTTTTGCTGAGTTTCCCGCGTCCCACAAGTAATTAGTGCGGCAACTCTGCATAGCCGCGCCCACGTCCGCTTCTATCGCCTGCGCCTCATGCGCAGACAGCGCGGCAAACAGCGTCAGAAGAATGCTCAGCCATCCAGTGCGAGCCATAGCGCCCCCAAGAATCCAATGATCACGAAATAGCCTGCGTATGCCATGTTCGTTCCCCCTCAAATGAAAAGGGGCGGGTCTCCCCGCCCCTGCCCCATCACCGCGATCAGCTCGCGGCGCGACGTGCCGCACGGATCAGGGCGATGACACCTGCCAGCGTCAGCACGGCCACGCCGATGAGGGTGAGTTCGGCCTTGTCCATGCCTTCGGTGGCAGCGGTTGCCAGATCACCAGCGAATGCCGGGGCCGATGCCAGGGCGGTCATGCCGATGGCGGAGACGGCGGCCAGCTTGTTACGAACGTTCTTGATGTTCATGTGTAGCTCTCTCTGTGGGATTAGCCGCCTGAGACCCGGCGTGCTTGCCGGATCATGTAGCCCACGCCCCACATCCCGGCGATAGCCACCGAGATTGCAAGGCCGTCCGCTACGTCGATGGGCGGAAGAAGCATCGGCGCAGGGCCATAGAAGGGGTGCGCACACTGGCCGGTCGAGGCATCAAAATCAGCCTGCTTGCAGTACAGCGTGAGAACTGTTTCTTCCATGGAGACTCCTTCGCCGTGTCCGCGCCATAGGCACGGCCACGGCTTGATCGTTTACGGGGTGGCGGCGCGAGGTGCGGCCTTGGGCACCATGCGCAGGACGGTGAACTTGCTCAGCGAGGCAACGCCCTTGTTGACCTGCAACATGGATTCAATGTCGAGCTCGTACTCGCCTTCGGGGTAACCCGGCTGACCCTTGTCCAGGCGCACATCGAACGGGTAGGCAAAGCCGCCCGTTTCAAGCTTGGCCTTCTGCTTGCGGGTGGTGTACTCGACGTTGTCACCGGCATCGTTCTTGAAGCTGCCGCCGCGCTCATCGATTTCGTTCTTCAGGACAGTGACCTTGACGCTCATGTGTAGTTACCCCTTTCAGGTTGGTTGTATGACCACGCTTGTGGCCCAGTTCGCTGCTACGTCTCCTGTTGCCCACTTCGGCAGCTTTGGCGAAGTGCAGGATTTGAAGACCGCCACTGCC